GCTAATCCTTGAAATGCTGCCCCCAACAGTGGAATGTCCGCAACTGGATTATTGTTGTGAAATTCCTTTGGGGGTATTATTTTAAATCTATTAAAAATGCCTGTCTAGGAAGGTATGCACCATCAGCAAAATACCTATTTGTAGTCTTCTTTGGCTTACGTTTATCAGAAGCAGATGGCTTTGGAATATTTGCTAGGTCTACCTTTGCTTGAGCAACCTTAGTTTCTAGGTCATCTACCTGTTGAACAGCGGACTCAATAGCCTCAAAAGTGCTACTGTATTCAGCCCTTAAGTCACGCAAGTTTGCATCGGCTACTACTTTATCATCACTTCTGTTTTGCCAGTTAAATTCAGCACCATTCATAATGTCTTCAATAGGAAGTAAAATATTACGCTTACTTGCTAACTCACTTCCAGCATAACCGTAGGTAATTTGCTTGCCGTCATAGTCATCACAAGCGGCTTCATACACCACATTTGCCTGTTCTTCAGCGGCTACTGCCTCAACATAAAGAGCAGTCTTGTTGTTTAATACGGCGAGAAGGGCTGGGTCTTTAACCAGTGTGGCTACTGCTTCTTGTGTAAAGAATGATGCTGGGGCTACTGCGTAGGAACCTCCATTAAGAGGTTTGTAGTTCAAAGTAGAACAAGCACCACCAGTCCATTCATAGAACCAAGCGTCAACAGCGTAAGACTTTCCACCTGTGAATGAGAACATTCCTGTGGAGTTTGCTCCACAACCCTTTAGCGTCCAGTCGTTGATTACCTGAGTTCCGTTGATAGACATGTAGAAACCATCATCGGCAGGAGCCTGGAAGTAAACTTTAGATGTAGTTGGGTAAGTAATGTAGCCACGGTAGTGAAGCATGATGTAGTCAGAACCACAACCAGCAATGTCGCCACCGCCCCAGTTAGCGTCAATGTTACTTACAGTTATTGTTTTACATTTAGTGTAAGTAACGTCAGACCTTGAAGGCGGGTTACCATTACGGTTAATACCTGTGTAAACATCGACCTTCAAACCAGGAGTATTACCAGTGCCACCAACATTGATTAACTTAGTGTCGTAGTCATTCTGTGCCTGGTTCATAGCAGCCTGAGAGTTATCAGCATTCTGCTGGGCTACTGCGTAAGAATCATAAGTGGAATCCACGACATCAGCAGCAGCATTTACTTCGGCTACTGCCTGAGCGACTACTGCTTCAGCAGCCTGAACATCAGCAAAAGCCACGTCATAATCAGCCTTCTTACTGTTGTAATCAGAAATAGCAGCTTCTAAAGCATCCTTTGCTTCAGTAGCAACGGTTTGAGCAGAGTTAAGTTGGTCAGCCTGGGCGTTAGATGAGTTAGTCCAACTATCTAGGTTAGCCTGTGCGTTGTTTAACTGATTCTGAAGATCTTGTATCTTTGCCTGTGCTTCAGCAACCTTTTGGTTATAGTCAGTTGTGCTGTCAGCCAATGCAGGACTAGACAAGCCAAATAAAAGAAATAGCGATATGAGTGCAACGAATAGTACTGCGAATTTACGCAGAGTACGCATTACGCTTTAGGCTCATCTTCTTTAACGTTCTTTAGCTGAACGGATTGCTGGAAGGCAGCATTGATTTCAGCGTTAGATAATTTGCCATCTTCTAGGAAAGCAATAGACAATCTTTCAATTACCTTGGCTACAGCAAGAATACCACCAACAAGAGCGGCAGTAGCAGGAGCAACACCCCCAAGGGAGCCAGCACCGATAACACCAAGAGCGGACGCAACAAACGTCGCCAAAATTCTAAGAAGGACATTTCCAGTAAGTTTCATTTAAAACCTCATCTATAGATTGCAACATTTTGTAGTCTAGATAGAATCGAAATTATACTGTTTAATTATTTTGATTATTGCGTTCAGTGTTAAACTGACCGCTTAAGTGCCTTGCAGCTGATTCGCCAACTGATCTTCCTGCACTAGTAGCAAGCCGTGATGCAAACCCACCTTCAGCCGCACCTGCTCGTGCAGCCATGCCTGCTCCTGCTCTAGCACCAACTGATGCGCCAACTCGTGCAATTAATGGAAGTAACGCTGCAAACATAATATTTCCTAACTAACGGCTGTGCCGCCCTGTAACATACCTGATGTAGATGCTGGAAGTTGACCGCTAACATCATCAGCTTTCTTAACTCCTCCACCTACTTTAGCAAGAATTTCTTCAGAAGGTGTGCCAAGTGGAACTCCAGTTGTAGTGCTTAATGCACCACCACCATTTATTCCCATAATCATAGACGGTATATTAGTCCAGTATTGTACAAGACCACTAACGCCTTGAAACTGTACGCCTAAATTAGAGGAGCTCATTCGTCATCCTCTTCTTCATCATCATCAAATACAACAAAGTCAAACTCAAAATCTTCATCTTCTGGATTCATTAGTAAGATCCTGGTTTAGCTATTCCTCTGTTACTGTTAGCGTAATTAGTTTCTCCTGCAGTAGTTTGCTTGCCGCCGAATTTTTGTGCGTTTAGTCCAAGACCATCATATCTAGTAGAGATTGCAAGGCTACCTGTACCACGACCACCAGCTAAACCAGTGCGAAGTTCATTAATGTAACTCATGTTTACTCTTTCCAAATATCTGGATCTATATTAGAAGGATTGGCTACTGCTTCAATAAAGATTGCAATAGAAAATAATCCTATAACAATAATACTTATAACGCCCAATACAGACAGTGCTAACCATAAAAACATCATTTTACTTTTGTCAACTTTTCTATAGGGTTTAATTGAATAGACTCAACAACAAGACGTGTGCCGTAGCCAAAATCATAAGGGTATTGTTTTTCCATAAAGTCTTCTTTGTTAATCCAACCCCAAATTAAAAAACGAGGGTCAACTTCAGCATGGCGGTTATCTTTGCCAATATACTGCGCTAGTACGGCAATATCAGTAGAAAACCCTAAATGGTGATTAAAGATCATTTTAGGCAATTTACTAGTCTTTACCTGGATTGTAATCCCATTTAGCTCTAAATCTAGCCCACCATCGCCATGTACGTAAATATCGCGGTTTACTTCTAATCCTAGTAGTTTAGCTGCAGCAACTTCGCCTAAATGTCCAATAGTGTTGATTCCTTCAGAAGTATTCTTAAGATCAAACATCATGTCACGAACTCCGTGCTTTTCTTTATTGTCACGCACTTTGCGTACAAAGTCCAGCCCTTCAGCTACTTCTTCTTTAGTTAGAGTTATTTCAATAGGGTTCTTAATCAAGTTGGTAGTCCTCATGGTAGTAGTCGAGTTGTGTAATGCCTAGCCTCATAAACGTGCGTTCAGCATGGCAATTTGCACAGACTAACTCACATTTTTGTAGTTCTTCTTCTATTTCATTCCAGGAGTATCCATCACTAATCATTTGAGAGATACCCGCTTTTTTTATGCCCCTAACATGATCAAACTGCATTACATAAGAGGGATAAAACTTTTGACAATCAGCACATGGCGTTTCTACTTTATATTGGGTTACACGTGCACGATGTGCAGATTTACGTTCTTTAACAGCTTTTTTTTGAGTTTCAGGATTTTCTTTATATTGCTGACGACTCCTAGGTAGAGTACACTCACGGCACATAGCAGTTATGCCATCTTTATTGCGCTTTTTGGTTATATATTGATCATAAGGTTTTTCAACCTTACACAAAGAGCAAACTTTCAACGGCTACTGCCCCAACCACTACCACGAAAAACAATGCTAGGAATAGAGAACACCCGTTCCATAAATTCTTTGCAAGATAAACATTTAGGAGCTGCAATGTCTTCATCTAAAGGAATTAGATGGCTTACAGTAGAGTCGCACTCGTTACAAGTAAAATGGTATGTTGGCATAATTTCCTTCCATGCGCTGATTCTGTAGGAGTTGAACCTACGCTAACGGTGTTGGAGACCGCTGTGCTACCGTAACACTTAGAACCAATTGGAAGATTCCGTTCCTAGGACGGGTAGACCGCTTATCGCTTCCTTTGTCTACAAGCGTGGACCAGCGCAGAATTGAACTGCGGTCTTACAGACTCCGACATGCGGCTTTGTTCTGCAATCGACACCATTTCTAGCCCTAAGAGCAGTTTTACGTCCACGTGCTCAGGTGGTATAACTAGTCTACACTAAGATCTACTTAATGTCAATTACCTTTGGTTTTAATTCATCAGGAAGAATCTTGTTGAACTGAACAGTCAACATACCATTTTCCATCTGAGCATTAGTTACTTCCCAGTACTCAGCAATAGCTAAAGATAGTTTGAAGTCACGAGTAGCAATGCCTTGGTAAACAACTTCGCCACGTTGCTTATCTTTTTGCTTACCTTCAATAGTAATTGCTGAATCTTTGACAGTAACAGCAACTTCTTTTTTAGTAAACCCAGCAACAGCTACATTTAGTAGCGTAGTGTCTTCATCCAACTGAACAATGTCATATGGAGGATAACTTGGCTTGTTGTTAGTAATCTCCTTGAGTTGATCAAGAAGTGGAGACCAACCAATAGAAAGGCGGTCTAAACGAGGAAATAGATCATTAATTGTAATAATCTTTGGTGGAGCAGGTTTTTCCCACTCTTTTTTCTTATTATCCCATGGATCATGTGGGTTAATATATGGGTTTTTGTGTTTATCCCATGGATCTGGTACATTAATATGCATTTTCTACTCCTTAGACGTAGATACGCGTCTGCCATCTGGCAAAGTCCCCATAAGGCAGACTATTGTTTATGGCACCCAATTGGCGTGCCTACATAGATTATAGCACAGATTATGTTAAACACTCTTTATGATATACCTCATATTTTTTATTTGTGCCTTTTCTTAAAGTCTTTACTAAAGTACCTTCTCTTGCCCCTACAGTTTGCCCACAAGTCCTGCATTTTCCTGCATAAGCATTTACGTATTTAGAAGGTTCTATATCAGTTTTTGTTGTACGTGCTGGCATTTGTCCTTTAATTCCCTTGACCTCTTCGCCAGGTTGTACCGCACGAATAACTCTTGCTGCTTCAACAGTGTGTGCTCCAAATGCTGGATTTGTAATATCAGGGTCTCTTTGTAGCTCTCCTATTGGCTCAACTTCATAAACATACCCTGTTTGTGGGGTAGGTTTTTGAGGAGTAGCAAACACGTAAGCTATATCGTAGTTATTTGTTACATATACTTTAGAACGATCATACGTAGCTAGTTTGTGTTTACCAGGAACTGCCCTATTACTAAACCTGGCTTTAACATTGGTAGATTCTTTTGGAGATACTATGTACTGCCCAGGCTGTAATTTTTTAGTAGTTCCGTGGAACCATCTTACTGGTTGATTACCAGTTTCAAATTCTTCATTATTTCTACCCATTAGTCTGCTTTTCCTTGATAAGGCTCAGGTTTATCAGTTGTATTGTTTCTTTTCATTCTCATAATAGGTTCACCTGGAACCACTTTGCGAATTACTTTTGCTTCTTTTACACGATAAGACGTTCCTTTTGGAACGCCATAACTTCTAGCATCTTCATCATCACGTTTAGGTCCAATAGGTTCTACTTCATACACGAACCCACGAACACGTTTTGGAGTTTTGGAATTTGGGTCTTCTAAACGTTCTGCAAAAGGAGATGCCAAATCATAATTAGGAGTGATGTAGACATGGTCGGGCTTGTAGTAGAAGTTACCTTGCCTAGGGTTATCTTGCCCTCTGGCTGCAGGTGAGGTAATTATGTCGCCAGGCTCAAATTCTTGAAAGGTACCATGGTAAAATACTTTTTTACCACGTTGAAAATCTGCATTATTTCTACCCATTTTCTTGGTCTTTCATAATTGCAGAGCAAACAGGGCAAGAACGTTTAATTTGTCCTAGTTTATCTTTAAAATCTTTTCGCATCTGTTCTTTAGGAAATGAGTCTCTAGCTCTTTCATAATGATGCCATTCTCCTTCTTTCCAATCCTTTGTATTTTTTTCAGGATCAGGATCTGAGTCATTTTCAGGAGTAACATATGAAAATAAATCTGGATGAGGAAGAACAGGTATTCTATCGCCATTATGCTCAATATAAGCTCTGCCTTTAGGAGGTATAGCAATACGAAGAGAGCCATTATCAATGTGTTTGTCAAAGTCTAATTTATCACCATGACCAGCTACACCATAAAAGTCTGCTCTATTTCTACCCATTATACGTTCTTAAACATATCACTAAGAGTCCCATGTTTAACACGCATAGAACGAAGAGCATACGGCTTATTAACTACTGCCTGAAGACTATTTTCTTTACCAACATTAACTAATTGATGGTTATCCGTAATATAAGAGTCAAATCCTGCATAAGGAGCAGCTTGACCTATTTTTTCAGGGCTATCATTTTCAACACCTCGATAAACACTATTAAGCTTGTCAAGAAGGTAGTCTCCATGGTGATCTTCGTAATCTCCTCTTAAAACAGCTTGTTTTATTTTTTCAGACTGTTCATCTAACCCACTTAGAAGAAGTTCTCTAAAATTAGGTGTTTCAACGCCATGTTTGTAAGAAGCGTATACTAGTGGATTTCTACCAGCAAATTTAGCGGTAAGAATAGCTGGTTGTTTAGTAGAATCCCACTTATCTGGCTCACTACCTTTAAAATAATCTTTTACATCATCAAGATTAGAAGCTAAGTTAATCCCAGGACCAAAAGCACCCAATCTTGGAATGTTGTCTACTGTACTTGGTAATCCGGGAGTTTTTAAGGTAGGCTCTACCATTCCACCATTTAGAAGCTCCGTTAGCCCCTTGTGCTGACCGGCATGGTACCAGTCTATAGATTTAGCATGAGCTAGAAAATCATCTAGATTTGCACCCATTATTTCTTCTTTCTAGAAGCCGCCATGTTGTCTACTAGATTAGGGTAAGGACGACCTGCAGCCTTAGCACGTGCCTTAGCAGATGCTTTTTTAGACTTAGATAGTTTTTTATCTTTTTTAGTAGGATCTGGAGTTTCCCAAACTTTTTTAGTAGCCATTATTTTTTCTTTCCTTCGTTACGCTTACGAATAGCAGCAGATTTTTTTCTAGCGTCTGCTTTAGATGAGGCACCCCATGCTTCTAGGCTCAAAAGCAGCCTAGTAGGCTCACCATTAGGTTTACGCTCTGGACCGGGATTGCCAGCCATTCTTGCCAAGAAAGACGCCCTACGAGGATTGTCGCCCTTTTTTACGGGTGCTTTGAGATTATGCCCCTCTTTTTTAGCAGAAGCTCTACCCTTGGCATTAAGACCGCCTTTAGGATTTTTGCCTTCAGCTCTTTGCCATGCAGGTGATTTACTCATTTTTATCCTCATTTTTAGAGTCTTCTTCATTAGCAGTTCGTTTAGCAGAAAGTTCCATTATAGAGTTAAACTGCTCTTTGCTAAGAGGTCTGCCCTCAGTTAGCTCATGTAATTCTCCAAGAGTTCTAGGAGCATTAGTTTCATTAATATCGCTAAAATCTAATTCTTCGGGATCAGTCATACTTTTTTGCTCCTATATCCAAGCCAATGTTTCCTTGTACTTTTTTAAACTGTATTGACTTAGGAGGTTTAGGTCCATAAACTTTAGCCCATACAGGGTATTGTTTAATAAACTCTTCATTAATATCGTGAGCAGCTTGATCCATTAAATCATTACGAAGAGTATCGTGCTCATCTTCAGGGTACTCATTAAAGATGTCGGTGCATCTTCTGTTGTGTTCTTGACTAGCAGCTTCGTGTAGCTCTTCTAATTCTGCCGCTTCACTTTGTACTGGTTTTTTTCTTCTACCCATTGTTATTGACCTCTTGGATTGTATTTTTTAATCTCATCTAACTTATAACCAGCTTTTTGTAATCCAACAATTTTAGATGTAGACATTCCAGTTCCATGACAGTCTTGACAATTTGGATAATAAGGTGGTGTATCTGAATTAGTGCGACCTTCTCCATCACAAGTAGGACAAGAATCTTTGCTCTTATCCCAAATCATTTGCCTAACTCGATATCCCTCTGAAGCCGCAAATTCTCCATTCTTCCATCCTACTGGATCTGCATGTACCCTACTATGCCCAGTAATAGGCTCTACTTCATAAGTGTATCTATGATAAGTTTTCATATAATCAGGATCGCCTGCTGCCCAAGCCCTTGGAGTAGTTTCATGCTCAGGATCATCTTCAGCATACTCTTCAGCCTCATCATCATCCATTCCCTGGTTGATACGTGCCTGGTTTATAGAAGTAGTTGGATTTATAATATCTCCAGGTTCAAACCTATGCTTAGAATTATGATAATAAATAAAATTGCTATTACTAGTTTCGTAGTCATCCTCATTATGAGGTTTTACATCAGGTCTACCTGCAAAAAGTTTAATAGGTTTAAATGTCATTATTACTCTCCATTAGGGGCTTTACCATCACCACGGTTAACCCAGCTACCTGGTAATAAAAGATTTTGGTCATCAGCAATGCCTTCGATTACACTTCTGGCGTTGTCTTGCATATCACGTATACCTTGGATTTTACCTGTTTCATGTGTCATGATATCTTTTGTATGACTCATAAAAGCTTGCTGGTGTCCAGCGTAAGCCTCAGTGTCTTGTAAACTTTTAAGAACGTTATCCTGGTTACCTTCACCATTTAGTGCAGATTGACCATGTGTGTTTAATTCACTTTGAAGTAACTTCATAGCGTCTTGTGCTTTTGTGTAAGCACCTCTTAAAGACAGTAAAGATTGCAATGGATCACTAGCAGTTGATCTTAACATTGAGTTTTGCAGGTGGTTTCTAGCATTATCTAAATGATCAAGTATTGTAATCCCATTTTGTTCAATAGGCGTACGCGCGTGTATATCACTTGCAATATAGCGCATGTTTGCTAAAGAAGCCAACGCTGCAATATGGTGTTTACTCATTGTTCAATCCCTAAGTATTTGTTCAACGTAAGTTTAGCATTAGAAGGCTCCATACCACTGCCTCTACAGTTAGTGCATTTTTGTTTAGTTGTGTGGTCTACACCAGTAGAAAAACATCCAGCACACACAAAATCACTTGGTGTAAACTTTTTAAGGAATGCAAGCTGCCTACTTTGATCCCAATCACCAGCAACTCTACTACCTGGCTTTGTTTCTTCAGCTCCAGGCACAATCCGGTTGGCAACACCTAGCCCTTGGGTAGAAGTAAACTTATGTGGCTTTAGATCTAATTTACCAAAAATCTTAGTTTTAGACGCCAACGTATGTGCGGCTTTCAACATCGCCATAGTTATTGTGCCTTTTTCAGCTGAGCCTAATGCTGGGTGTACTACTAGACCATGAACAGTGCCTTCACTGCTAAATCCTACAGAACCGACGTTTTGTACTACACCATTAGGTAATGTCTTTCTAGCAACAATAAAATTAGACGGAACGCTCTTTCCTAGCCCTTCAGAGTAAAAAGGCACTGTAAGGTGTAATTGAACGTTGTTCTCCCGCACACGCCTGTCTACAGCCCTTTTTAGGGGTGAATTAGAGGAATTGAAGAACTCTTCAAATTGCGGACTGAATTCTGTCATTCATTTATTCCACATTCACATTCAGGTCCGCAGTTATGCGGTAAATGTGGCTTTAAACATTCTTCATGATAGTCATAAAAATCATTATCTTTAACGTCTTCATCTAAAGGGATCATTTTATCACAGCCGTTACATGGGCGTGCCATGCAATCTGCACACGCGTAACCGTCTTTATATTCGCCTGTTTCATCATCATAGTTATCCGCCGGTATTCTATTTATGAACTTAGGGTTAATTATTGGCATTCTGCTGACTAACCCTTTGACAGGGTCTTCGTCATTAGGATCAAGGCGGTTCATACCACCAGCAGCTGTACTTTCACCACAAAACACGCAAGGATCCTGGATTTCATTAGTTGGGTGGTGGTGGCGTTCAAAACCAAACTCTGCAGTAAATTGTGGCTTACCGCATTGTGGGCATGTAAATTGGGATCCTTGTTCAGTCATTACTCAGTCTTTCCTGGGTTCCAAGTCCACTTGCTAAGATCACCCGTTGTAAACAAATGTCTAGCAGGTAGGTTCCTAGTTGTTAGTCTAAATCCATCGGGCATAGTAGCTCTTCCTTCTCGTGCAGCATCTTCACGATCTAAAAATCCTACGTCTCCTTGGTTCACCCCGCGGCTACCAGTTGGGACGAGTATATGCAGCCTTGAAAGTTTAGACGGCTTATTTCTAGATCTAATAATAATATCTTTAAGAACAGAGCTTGCAACGTGCTTATCTAGATTATCGTACACATCTGGACCAAATCCTTGTGTTAAATCATGCAAAGGAACAGCAGCGTTAAAGTTTGCTTTACTTCTACCCATTACTCGCCCTCTTTAGGCGGTTCAACAACTTTGTATAACTCACTGTATGAATGTTTTGCATTTTTTACATGTGTAAGGCTAGATAAGACCTCTGTGTGTAAATTGTGTAGTCTATCTGCAGGAACACGTCCTTCAAAATCCTCATTAACAACATGGTGAGCTAACTTTTGTAAATGGTCATTTAACTCATTTAAATGATACCAGGTACCTGATGGGTCACCTTGATCATGGCTATCTTGTGCATTATATAAAGATTGCCCTACATTCATAAAAGTTTCTGCGGTTCTTGGAGTAGAGTTTGTAAATCTACCTACAGCAGTATCATTGAATGCATTTTCATATTTGTCAAAAACACCATCTAAGTTGTCATTTAGTTGACTTAGAATGTGACGACCCGCAATATCTTTAAATTGATCTGGGTTTAATTCTGGCATGTAGTATCCTTACGTATAAGTACAAGTATACTTACCTACGTTGGCGTTTTATGTCTAAATTTCAGGTCTTTTAGGTGCTGGCTCGTCAGAGTATAAATATTTTATTTCAGGACCAGCTTCTTTCAGTGGACCTAGTCTACTTTGGTTTATAGTCATTAGATCTGCGACGTTTGCTTTTATTCGCATTTTTCCTAGAGTACCTGCTTTATACTGTGCCAAAGTTCTTGGATGCACTTCTGATTCAGGTACGCCTTTGTCTAAAGCAGCTTTTACATAATCGGAATGAGAAGCAAGTGTTTTGTGCGGTTCATCAGTAGCAAAAGATAAGTTGCCTATATCTTCATTTTGATTCTCATAGTAATGATTTCCTGGAACATAATGAGCAACATTCTCTGGATTATTTAGATCTTCTGCACTATACTCAGGATCAGCATCAAAATATTCATTAAGACGTTCTTCAGAAGTTTTACCAGATACTTTAGGTGTTTGCCAAAATGTATGAATAGTACCTTCTTGGTCGTGTTCTTTACTTCTCATAACCAAAGTACCTAAAGCAGCTTGGAAAGTACCTAGATGTACTTTTTTAACTGGGTTTAAAAAATCTTCTTTCCCCCAACCGTCAAGACCTTGAATTTGACCCAGTCCGCTAGTTGCTGATGGATATCTTTTTTCTAAATCAAACACTTCATTATCAGGCAAATAGGTACCGTGAAATACAGCAGCTGGATGTGCAGCAAACTCTTCTGGCGACATCTCGTGTGGTTGTTTAAATTGTCTACCTAGTTCCATTGTTACTCCTTTAGTACCCAGTCTGGGTCATTGTTGTCTTCCCAATTTTCATGCCTCATAACATCGATATAAGGCTCTCCACGCAATCTAGAAGCAATAATTCTATGATGACCGTCATGTATCCACAGATCACCCTCATCATCAGGAAATATTACGGGTTTTTCATTTGAACCTGGTGGTGTATCTACGTAATTTCTAATACCACGTGTGCCAAAATGTTCTTGTGTGCTATATAACGGCTCATAGTGGTATAAACGGTATGGATGAGAGTCATTTTCTTCAGGAATCTGGTAGTGTCCTTCTTGCTCCTTTTCATCCTCTGGCATAGGCACGTAGGTGATGTTGTGCATACGAGCTACTCTACCCGTCATGGGTATCATACCTTCAGGACCACCACCGACGTCTTTAATCTCGTATTTAGGATTTTCTTCAGGATCTCTAGGCATTACTCAAAACACCTGTGATTCATATTCTCATCATCTGTCTCAAACCACTTGTTACATACACGACATCTATAGCCAGATTCATGCTCATCATCTATAGGGCTATTAAACGTGCTATCGCATTCATCACAAAATCCGCCATTTTTGGCAGCATTCTCTTTAGTAATAGCAGTTCCACAGTTTTCACACGGAGTAACCTTCAAAGCGTCTGTAGCTCCGCCAAAGTACACGATATCTCTAAATTGCTGCCCTAAGCTACTGTTTGACTCAGATCGTGGAATATCAAACGATGCAAAGTCATGGGTAAGGTCTTTACCACAGTTGTCACACTTATCCACTACACAGTCTGTAGGGTGTCCTGGTGTAAAGCACATATCGTATGATGTGCTGTATTTACTGTGATCGCAAGAATCTGACATTAGTTATCACTCACAAACATGCCTGGTTTTGTAGGATGAGGTCTAACGTTCTTGAACCCTTCAATTCCAAGTTGATTAGGGTCTTCATGTGTATTGTCATAGTCTAGAGGACAGTCTTCTTTTTTATGCCAGTGGATCTCATCTGTTTGTTGAGTCCACCCTCCACTGTGAAATTTAACAACATCTTTAAGATGATGAACTATAACGTGACCTACACGCTTCAGGTGGCTAGGAGGCACTCCTTTAGCCCAATACACTCCAGATGCTGGTTCCCATCCTCCAGGTTCTCCATGTAGTTGACTGTTCTCAGGATCATTATGATCTAACTCTGCATTACCAGCAATAATATTAGGATGTTTTCTCACTTCATAGATGTCACCACCATATTCGGCTGCTAGCTCAGGATTGTCAGTAACGTGACCACCTAATAGTCCTCTAGACTCAATGCTGGCTCTATCTGTATGCCAAGCACCGTGGTATAGCACAGCAGGCACACGACCGTAGTCAAACTCTTCATTTCTGCTCATAAAACCCATTATAGGCTACTGCCTAACTTTATGGGTACCAAGCGTGGATTTCATCTGGGCAGACCTGCTGTCGCCTTACCATAACCGGTGGCATAAGTCAAATCGACACGCCGGCTCGCACATAACATTTTGATAACGCTTATTCTGGGTGGGTGCGAAGTGTAGCACCTAGTAGCTGTTTCACCTAATCACGACACGCCGAGAGTGTGGATTATACGACTTTTCGGCTATTCGGGCAGTTGCCACGCCGATTATCTGCTCTATGGTCAAAACGGGCTTCTATGGGGTCGTGTAGGGCTTTAGTAGCGTAGATGGATAGATAGGTGGATTAGGGCAGATAAGGGCTTCTAGGGCTATTGTGGCGTGTTGCCAATAGATACAAGGGTTCTAGGGCTATTTCGGGCTACTGCGAGCAACTAGGGCAAGGGCAAGGCTGGTGAGTTCAGGTCAGGCAGGTTTCGCCGGTGCTGTTATCAGCTAATCCGGTGATCGTGTGCCAGGTCGAGTGTTGCCAGGCAAAAGAGCTGTTTCCGGTGATCCTGATTAGGTGCTGTTGCCCTGTGTTTGTCTAGGGTTAGCGTTCAGGTTGAGTGTGGAGTGTGCTGTGCTGTGGTGTATTCGGTGCTGTGGTGTCCTGTGGTGGTCGTTCAGCTTCTCTCCTGGTCGAGTGCTGCTTTATCTCGTTCAGGTGTATTCAGGGCAGTTTAGGAGTGTGTCGTAGCCGTTGCCTATTGGTATTTGTTTCTAATCGGTGTAGTTTTATTCCTGTTGGCAACCAGCCAGCGTTCATCTATTCAGTTAGGAAGTGCCAGAAATGGAACTTACAAGAGAAAGAGAACAAGACCATAAGCACTTTAGGTTTGCCGAGCAAGAAGCCGTAAGCCTAAAGTCTGGTGTTGTTGTTGTTCATCAGGGCGAGCAGAAACAAATACTCGCTGAAATTACCCGATACCTAGACCAAGAGAGTTATCTCGTCTGGGTGTGCTACGAAGTAAAGAGCAGAGCCACAGAGAGCAAGCATCTAATCGTTCTAAGGGCATTAGAGAGTGTCCTAGTTGATACTTGGGCTAGTTGTAAGGGAGAGTGTTCTAATGTCTAGCAAGCAGACTTGGAATTGGTTTATGACCAGACTTGACGAACTTGGCTACAAGTCGCTTAGTCAATTCGCCACAGCTAAGGGCTTCCAGAAGTCCAGCCTTAGCCGATACTTCCACCAGCAACGAGTTATGCCAGCCGATACCTTATGTCGAGTTGCTAGGTGTCTAAAGGTTTCGCCTGTTGTGTTGCTCGTAGCGTTAGGACACAAAATCAAATGACGAGATACACGACCAGCGAAGAAATGCTCGAACAAGTGCCAATGGAGTTATGGAGTATTGGCGAAATCTACGAATACCAGAGCAACCTAAACGAGTATGGGCTTAGAAATGGCAACCCTTTCTTTACCTTTCTCTACCTAATCGGCTACAACGACAACGGGGGTAATGGGCAACCTTACGACTACACGCCACCTGAGAACTTGGGCTACCTAGAACTACAACTACTAAGCAAGGCACTAATGACCTACACGCTAAACGCTAGTGGTGTAAAGAAGTGGTTAGAGCAATTACTCGACTTGGTTGATGATGAACAACTAGCGAACTTGAGCAACTGATTATCTAATCCACTAGGAACTAACCCTGTCCAATTCGGGCAGGGTTTTTTCTTTATCCGGGTCGTGATGATCCTAAGCAGCTAATTCAGCCAGGTCGCAGGGTTGCCGGTGCTAGTGCCAAATTATCGCTTACCTAGTGAGAAATAAAGAGAGAGCAATTTAGGCAAAATCGGGTGTAGTTGTCGGGTCGTTAGTTTAGGTTTATTCCACTAGGCGATAACGCTTAGTAATCCCTACTAACAGGAAGTATCACCAATGGAAAATCCAGAACCAGATAAAGTGCCAGAGTTCCCTAGCATTATTGGGGTCGCACTAGACCGAGAAACACTAGCACCTGAAAACTTGCTAACTATGTGTGGTTTGACCAGCGAAGAAATCGCTGATGAAGTGGCAGAGTTTAGCCACGAAGCAAGCGAGAGAAGTCCAAGCCAAGCCGAGCTAGTGATAGAAGCAACAGCCTTCAGAGTTGCCGAAGTCCTAGACACGATTACAGGACAAATCCACGAAAGAGCATTACAGGAACTAGGTAAGAAGCTAATTCTCGACCTAGCGTTTATGACGCTTCAACAGGTAGTTATGGAACAGCGAGCAGTTATTCGCCACGAAAACCGAGAACTAGACCACAACTGCGAACTAGAACAATGCCCTATGGCGTTTATCAGTTTCGAGCCAGCACAGGATCACTTGTTAGACAACACCGGGTCGAGCCTTGCTTCACGCTTAGACACTTCGGCTATGTGGGAAAGTGAGTGGTAGAGATGAACGAGCAACCAGAACAGCCAGCACAAGAGCCAGCAGGTCAGCCAGACAGCGACCTACAATTCCTAAACGCTGAACTCGACAAACTAATCGAGCAGGAAAAGGCTAAACAAGGTCAGGCAGAAAACGCAGCTAAGGACAACAATGGACAGCCTAGATTAGCCAGCGTTGCTCTAAGCCACGATGAAATCCACGCACTAGGCACAGCAGTAAAAATGTTGTTTCAGTTCTGTTCTATGGCACTTATTCAGGGCAACAACTCGAAAGACGAGAGCCAGGAGTGGAAAGACAGAATAGAAACCTTATTGGGCGTAAAAGACCAGCTTCTCGAACAGCACAAGGCTACTTACGATAACGAGCCTTGTGATGATGATGATGATAACGACAACTGCGACCACGACCACTAGAGAGAAAAGGACTAATCAAAATGGGTATGGCTGATGATGAACAAATGGCTCTCGCACAGCAAGAAATAGAAAGTCAAAGGCGTTTCTGGTATTTACAAGGCGTTCAGCGTAGCCACTACAACTATTCGTGGGCTATGAACACAGCCTTATCAGCTATCAGTTATTCGTGGGATCAGGTTGCCGACAGAGTTCATAAGGACTTAGACAATGGCGAGATAATAACTATCGGCTACCAGATAAGTAATGTAGTCCAAAGGCTAGAAGCGTATGGGTCGTTTCTATTGTCGAGTGATACTGAAGTTTGGGGGCTAGACAGGGATAATGATGAACCATCGCCAGATTACGCAGATGAAGTAGTGGAAAGGTATGTCGGTGTCGGGTATAGCATTTACCAAAAACTAATTAGATACCCGAAGTTGTGGCAACAGGTATTCGGTTGTCGCAAGCAGGGCTTTTTAGGCTCAATTACTCACACTTACCACTATGTAAAAGAGCAGGTAGCGAAGTTCGGCAAAGAGCAAGCGTTCCAGAGCCAGCAAAGACCGAGCCAGCAGTATCTTTACGAGTTGTTGTCTAATTCCAGCCTAGAGCTAGTTTTTACTCCAACACCGAGCCGAGAGTTCCTTGCCGGGTGCGTGTGCCAAGAGTGTAAGTCTTGTTGTGGAACAGGTTGTAAGTGTAAATACCAGCACCACAACGCTTTTGAGTGTGAAGAAAACGAAAGTGATGAGTGCGACCAGAACGACCACTACCAATGCTTAGGGTGCGACCCTGAGTGCGAGTGTTGCTAAGAAAGGAAAAAAGTGATCCATAACAATTCACCTTGATTAGAACTGAACTGAAAAAAAGGATAGTGCCAAGTGGCAGTTATTCGGGTGCGATACCCGACTATCCACGATTAGCCAAAAGGCTAATTATCCAAAACTAAGCAACAAGAAAGAAGCTATGACTATAAATCTGCCTATCAAGATAGAGATAGAGAAGCCACAGACCTTTACAGGTAAAGAGTGGGCAACGCTACGCCGACCAAGTATGAACGACCCTGAACCAGCAGGACACTTCCCTAGAGAAATCGCAGGACAGAGTATCGGGGCTATTTTGGACTTCGCCAGGCTAAACCAAAAAGCAGTAATGATTACAGGTGAAGCAGGAACAGGCAAGTCATCTACGGCAGAGTGGTATTCGGCTAGTCGTAATCTGCCACTAGCTATTGTGGAGTGTAATGCCGAGATGAACTCTCGTATCGTTCAGGGTGGGTTCGTGCCAACAGGCGTAGGCGAGCAGTTAGAGTGGCACAACAGCGAACTAGCAACAGCACTAGGGCAGGAAAGCGTGGTGCTACTAAACGAGGCAACTCGTATGTCGGCTAAGGCTAATGCTCTATTCTTGCGAATACTCCAAGAGAGAGAACTAACGCTGGACACACACAAGAACGAGAAAATCAAGGTCGCTAAGAACTGCCTGATTATTGCTGATGCCAACCTTGATTACAGGGGAGTATCTAAACCCGACCAAGCGTTTATGGATCGTTATGCCATAAAGGTCGAGTTTTTGTATGACGAAGTGTTAGAAGCAAAGTTTATTCCTAGCGATAGTCTGCTCGAATTGGCTAAGTCAATGAGAGAGCTTGCTCGCAACGAAAACAAGTTCAGCACACCAATTTCGACCCGGTTGCTAAAAGAGTTTGTTCAGGTTGCCAATGGCTTAGGTTTCGGCTTCGCTGTCTATAACTTCGCCCAGAACTTCCCTACTGATGAACGACCAAGTGTGGAAATGCTATTGGCTACTTATGCCGAGAGAATTGCTACCGACTTATCCCTATCCCTAGACACTTACGCTGTCTAACAACCAACCAACCAACCAGAGAGCAAGGCAAGCCACTATCGGTTGCCTTGCTCTCGCCACCTAACAAGAAAGCAGCTAAAAATGAACGATTACGAACAAGGCTGGACTTGTGGCACAGAGAGCCAAGTCCAATGGAACACACGCCAACGAACACAACTACAAGAAGCACAAGAACGCTTAGAGAGAGTTAGTCAGGTATTCTCTCGATACGCAAGTGTTATCACGCTACGCAAGGTCGAGTGTATGGTCGTGCCGAGTAGTGCTACCCCCGTATTCTCGACTAGCAAAGTGATCGTGTTTGGTGCTAATCACCTAACCGACATAACAGACCCTAAAAACGCTATGGCACTAAAAGGGCTAACACTTCACGAAATCTGCCACATACTATTCACGCCTAGAAACGCAACCACATTTAGACGGATAGTAAGCAAAGAGAAGCTAGAGCAGGTATTCCACATAGCAGAAGATAGTCGTATCGAAACCTTGCTTATTGGTCGCTTCGGTGTAGGCATTACAGCGTGGCTCAACGCAACTATGTTTAGGCACTTACTTACCCCGAAACTTGACTTGTCTAACCAATTCCCACAGGTAGCAGGTCGCAAGTATTTACCACTATCAGTTCGCCAGAGCCTAAGAAATGTCTATTGCGAGCCAGAACACGCAGACGAAATCGAGAGCCTATTAGACGAGTATCGCCTAATGGTATTCAGTAGTGATGATGTTGTCTTGCGAGCATTAGACATACTTCGCAGACTAAAGGAATTACTGAAACTGCCGACAGAAAGAAGTCGTGGTGGTAATGGTATTCCTAGCCCTAATGGACACCACAATAGACCCGGTGATGAACTCGAAGCCAGCACTTCACGCCCACTCTCTCAAAAGGAACAGGAACAGGCACAGAAAGCAGCTACAAGGCGAAATGACCCGAACACTAACGGAACACAGCAGACAGCACCAAACTCGCCTATCAACTCGACAAACCCTAATCCAACAGGAACAGGGTGTATGCCTACACCAATAGGAAATCAGCCTGGCAACGACAAAGGCGAAAGCAACGACCCTAACAACAATGGCAACGACCAAAACTCTAAAGGTTCAAACAAAAGTGATCCTATTACCCTTACTCCAGCGTTAGAGCAGGAAATCAACGACTTATGGGATAAGGACTTGAGCAAGGTAAAGCAAGAAGTCAGCAAGGACATTAGGAACTTTAGAACCAATTTGGACTTAGATGATACCTACACCAAAAAGCCAAGCAAAGCTCGATACGCCGATAAGAAAATTGACTACAAGACACTTTCAGCAGGTAAGCAGTTTGGCGTGGAGTTAGAACGCATTAGGACAGACCTAGAGCCTGGCTGGTTGCTTAGACAAGAAGCAGGAAAGATAAACGCCAACAGGTATCTAACAGAGAACGACCTAGAAAGCGTGTTTGACGAGTGGCAAGACGGCAGAGAAGAAGCAACCGACATAGAAGCAATTATCTTGCTCGACAATTCTGGCTCTATGTCTGGTAATAACGCAATTCGAGCCTATAAGTCTATGTTCGCTATCAAAATGGGCTTACAGGCTATCGGTGCTAATTGTTCAGTAATCGTCTATAACAACAGAGCCGAAATGCTATACGAAGCTGATGATCTAGTGAAGTCAAGTATTCGAGATGCCGGTGCTGATGGTGGCACAGACCCGACAGAAGCCTTGATGTATTCGCAAAGCGTATTCGCTAACTCGAAGCGAGCAGTAAAGTTGCTATTCACTATCACAGACGGAGAGTGGGGCAACGCTGAAACAGCAGACGAGATTATTGCTCGACTTGGAACAAGTGGAGTGATTACGAGTATTGCCATAATTGGTGATGAAACCAGCAACACACACAACAGCACTATCTCGGCACAAATCTCTAATCCAAAGGACTTAGTAGGGCTTGCCAAATCTATCGTCAAACTATCTATCCAACACGCACTAATCAAGTAGAAAGAAAGAGCTAATGAACATAGCAAAAATAAAAGCAGCACTAAAGAAAGACACCGAAACAGAGTTCATCTATACGCAGTATTCGGGTAATCCCGAACCTAGACACAGCACTAAGGCAATAGTGGTCAGCAGTAAGCGTGTATCCTGGTCGGAGTTTCAGGGGTATAGCGATAACGAGTTATCGTCTAATGATGTTGCTTCGGTAATGAACGCACCTGAATACACAGGCACGACAGGGTATTACTTGCTCGTCAAGTTGCTTATGCCAAATAAAGATGTCTATGTGATGACCAAACCTAGCAACATAAAAGGCTTCTACGCTGATGTAGAGCAACAATGGGCTAGAGAGAAACAGCTATACGCCATAGTTGATCGTCTAAAGCAACAACACCAGCAAATAGTCGCTGAACAAACAGGCATAGTAAAAACTAAGGAAGCATTAGAGAAAAAAGAACTAACCAAGTTTCTTAGTGATGTCGGGATAAGCGAAAGAGATGTCGAGCAACTGAACCTTAGAGCAGACATAAGCATAAACTTCGCAAGAAAAGATTATCCAGAGTTAGAACATTTATCGAACCTATTTAGTTATGACTTAGACCACTATGAAACTAAAGTGTCCTATCGGGTTATGAACTTCGATTATGACCACTTACAGACAATTAGCGAACTTGTCTATCAACTACGCCAGAGCAACCTAGAATTAGCGAAAGAGCTAGAAAGAGAGAAGCGACTAAATGCTACCCGATAACCAGATACAAGACCCACTAGACGAGTTATTACTATCGCCTAAGCAGATAGCCCAACTCGCCCAGAAGCCCCTAGCAACAATTTACAGGTGGCTTCAGGACAGCGAGCCAGCCAACGCCATTAGAAAAGGCTCTAGGTTGTCTTACAGGGTTCGAGATGTGAGAGTGTGGCTCGAAGTCCAGACCAAAGAAAAGAAGCGTAGCAAGGGAGTTTCTAGCCCTACTTACTATGTCGGCAAGCGTGTAATGGCTCTCAAAGAGCAGGACAACGCCAAATACCTACTAATCCTTGACCTATTGGACATAGAGATAAAGCCAGGCAGCTAAGAGATCGTGTAGGGTTGCTCAACCGGGCAACCCTGCCGGCATCTTTTTTTTATTACAAAAAATCAACTTTACATAATAATCGTTATCGGCAATTACAACTAGGAATTAGAAATGACTATCAAACCCGGATCAGCTAAACAGACCAAAACAGAACAGCGTGAGCATACACGCCAGACAGCACAGACAGCGTTAGGCAAGTTGCTACTACTACAAGCAGGTATCGGCAAAAACGCTGAGGATAAACCTATTGAGGTAAAACTTGATGCTGAAACCAAAGTAATAATTGACGGCGTAATAAGAGATGTAAGGGCAGTTCTAACCTACCTAAGCGAAGCAAAGCAAAGCCAAGCCAAAGCAGAAGCAGAAGCAAAGCCAAAGCAGACCAAGAAGCCATCAAGGTCAGCAACTACAAGGGAAACGGGAGTGTATAACAGGCACAACCAGCAATGGAGTAAGTAATGAAGAAGCAAAGCCAAAGCCAAAGCCAAAGCCAAAGCAGAAGCAATACCAGAAGCAATACCAGAAGCCATACCAGAAGCCAAAGCAATACCAGAAAGATAACGAAAGGATAACACTTATGCTGAAATGTGGATGGTGTATCACAAAGCACCACGAAGGGTGTAGGATAAAAATCAACACAGGACAAGTCATAGCGATTTGTGAATGTGAATGTAAAGCAGAAGCCAAAGCAGAAGCAATAGCAGAAGCCAAAGCAGAAGCAAAAGACAAAGCAATACCAGAAGCCGAAGCACAAGCAGAAGCCATACCAGAAAAGAAAGAGAAATAAATGCAAGACGCATTAGAAAACCTAATCACCAAGTCAAGCGAGATGGGAGCAAGCATTGAGCGTGCGACTATCTTTGGAGAAATACTAGAAAAGATGAACGAAGCCATTATGAATGAAGATGTAAAGTCTATGAAGCTTTTACAAGAGATCTTAGATGGAATAGCAAGCCGTACCACAAGCAATACCACAAGCCAGACCACAAAGGAAGATAACTAATGGAAGTCAAACTAACTGATTACCAAGCCGAAGTCTTACAGGGCTTGTTGGCTGAACAAATTGACACAAACTCGCAATACGAAATACTACAACCACTTTACGAACAACTAACAAAGGAAAATAACTAATGAGTAAGTATGTAAAGCACCTAACCAAAACAGAACTAATGGAGCGTCTAGCAGACGAATTAGTTGAGATGCACGAACTAACAGCAATAGACTTAGCCTATTGGGAAACAGCACGCGAACTCGTAGAACGCTTCTATGATGTTCAAATTACACTAACAATTACAGAAAAAGAATGGAGCGAGTAATGGATAAGTATAAAGTTGAGTTGTCCATAGTTGTTGAGTATGAACTGGATAACTCTGGTAGAACTACTGAACAAATTGCAGAGCAAATAATGGAAAACATTTGTTGGAGTTATACAGCAACAGGCGAAATACTAAAAATAACTAATTTAGGAGAAACAAATGACTAAGCAAGAACTAATCGAGTTTATACAGGACAACTATGCTGATGGTGAGCAACTAATTTGGCAAATCGTATGTGCTGATGATGTAGGCGACCAAGAAGATTTTACCTATGATACTTGGAACGACTTTGTTGAACACTACGAGCAATCATCACACAACGCTATTGCAGACGATTTCTCGCACAGCACTAGGAACGCACTGATCGATTTTATGGAAGAACAGGGGCTATAACTAATGCCAAAATACACAATTCTAGTTGGAGAAAAGTTTATTGTTGAAGCTTCAAATGAAGATGAAGCAATGTTCAAGTTAGAGTCAAACTCTCCTGATGTTGAGTTTATTGAGATAGATAGTTGGGTGGTGGAAAACTAATGAGTGCCACTAATTACAACGACTTAAGCGAACACATAGGACACGATGTAGTAGTTGTGTCTTATGCTAATACCAATGTTGCTATTGAGTGCCAAGAGTGCTATGAAGTACTACTGGACTTTGATAAAGGAGAAAACTAATGCAGACATTTATACCAATAGCAACAACTAACTTTAGCGACATTGCTAAGACGCTAGATAATAAGCGTCTAAACAAGCAAGCATTAGAAGGCTGGCAAATCCTTATGACGCTTGTTGAACTCGATCCTAATGGCGACCACAGGACGCCTAAAGGCTGGGTCAATCATCCTGCCGTCAAGATGTGGCGTGGTTATGAAACAGCTTTGTTGCACTACATAATTGCTATGTGTGATGAATGGCGTGCTAGGGGCTACAACACAACTATTGACGACAAAGCACGCACTACCTTTACAACAGCAGTAATGGTTGGTAAAATCTCTACAACGCTTATTTATCCACCTTGTATTGTTGAAGAAGTTGCAACAACACACCGGACAGCATTACTTGCAAAAGAGTATGAGTGGTATAGTCAGTTTGAGTGGGCTGAAGATACTGGAACAGCACCACTTACTTACGAATACTTATGGATAGTAGGAGAAACAAATGAGTAATCAAGTTTATTGCCCTGAGTGTGATGAACTAACTACACAACAAGAAATAAACAAATGGGAAAGGTGCTACAACTGCGAGCGTCAATCCTGCCCTGAATGCAACAAGGCATTCTGCGACCACATCTAAGGAGAAACACAATGGAAAAATACACAGCAAGGGTAGAGTTCATAGTTTATGAATTTGAAGCCACATCAGAATCACACGCAAATGAAAAAATAAACGATCTAATCGACCAACTACAACAGGTTCATACAGAACTTACCTGGGATGAAGTTGATTGGACACTACACGAAGAAGGAATGAACTAATGATAAAACCAAAAGACATTTACCTATGCGACAACTGCTTTGAAATGGATGCAGATTATGGAGCAAATGGGATTGACGGCACTATGGTATACATTTGTAGTGCTTGCAAAGAAGAAGGAACATTTTACAACATTGAATTTGAAGGAGACAACAACTAATGGCTAAATGGAATTTAACAGACGAAGAATTTAATTACCTTATGGTTGAAGATGGTGATTTTGATTCTGGTCTTAAAGGAGAACTAGGTAATCTTGAAATTAAAGAGGTTTATGGTCATAAAGACCATTACCCTTTTGGTGTAAGTATTGACGCTAATGAATTGTCGATTTTAATAGATAAACTAGAAAAAGTGCATAATGGAGAAGAAGTTGTTTTTGTAAATGACGAAATAGTCTATTTATTAGATTATGTAGAAGAAGAATACATAACTGGTTTATACGAAGATTTTGAGTACAATTACGAGCTATTAAAATCAACAATAGAAAAATTATTAGACTATTTTGAACCTCAATTACCAGATGCTCGTGAAATTTGGAAAGATAAATTAAAAGAGATGTTTACAGAATTAGGGCATTTTTGCAATAATTGTGGGCATTACGAATTTGATGAACCCGATAAGAATGCTTTAATTAACAAAGGAAAAACGAACTAATGAAACCTGTATTTACAGAGGAAGAAGCAACACTCGTAATGACTATCCTTTTAGATAATCTAATTACTCTAAAGGACAGCAACGGGCTTGATGATTACGGAACTACTGAAGTATTACAGCGTGCAGTAGACAAGCTTGATGCATTACTAATTGAAACTGGGTATGCTGATGAATAATACCTGTGATGTGTGTGAAGCAGTGGGTGATGATGTACTAGAATACGATTTTGAGTTATTAGGATTAGGTACTACAATTTACTTATGCACTAAATGCAACGATAATAATAAGGAAGACTAAAGTGAAATCAAAAGAGATCCAAGAACTAATTAAAGTAGCAGAAGACCAGGGATGGCGTGTAGAGCGGTCTAATGGGGGTCATTTTAAATGGCTATCTCCTAATGGCAAAATGGTTATTACATCTGCTACACCATCAGATAAAAGGGCTTTTGCCAACATTCAGACCGATTTACGGCGTTATGGATTAATCCTAGTTAAAAAGAACCCTAAGCGTAAAGATCGTTTACAATAGAAGAGCATCAAAAAACCACCCCATTGACAAATACAAAGGCTAGCTGTGTAGATAATCTTTCTGCATAAGTAGTCTTGGATAGGAGGTTCTATGATGAACAAAAAAAGTGTTATCTTAACTGGAGTAGTTATTTCACTACTAGCAGGATGTTCAGCTTCAAGTGTATTATCAACTGCAACAGCACAAAATAGTCCTGTAAAGCAAGTTGAAGTGAAGCAGGAACAAAAGACACTTCAGCAAATGGTAAAGCCACAACGCAATACCATTCAAATGAAAAAAGTAATAAAGTATCTAAAAACTAGAGTAGGTAAAACTGCTTATGTGTTTTCAGGTGCTAGTCCCCGTGGATGGGACTGCTCAGGTCTAGTACGCTGGACCTATGAACGATTCGGTATAGAACTACCACATTCAGCAAACAAACAAGGTCATCTAGGTAAAAGGGTATCAAAGCCAAAGCTTGGAGACATTGTGGTATTTGCTTATAATGGATATACCAGTTTCTATCATTCTGCTATTTATATCGGGAATGGACAAATAATCAACGCACATCGTGGAGTACGCTCTACGATCATCCAACCATTGACAGATTATGCATCTGGTCAAATAAGGTTTATAAGAGTTATAGCGACACAATAACAAAGTAAAAGAGAAAGCCCCTGGCAAAAACCAGGGGCTTTTTCTATTAGAACTACTTAGTAGTCTTTTTAACTACCGGCTTAGCAACACGCTTCTTTGGTTTCAAAGCTTCGATATCAGCCTTCAACTGCTCTAGTTCAGCAGCGTGTGATTGAATCAAGTTGTACACGACTTCTAGATCAGCAATTAGTTTCTTTAGTTTTCCGAACATACGTTCTCCTTGTTTTATTGGTTGTCCTTGACGAGTTTGATCTCGCAAGCATCTGTGGTGCAGTAAGCCTCACCAATAGCGTCTGAAGCCATACCAGCGTAGACACCTTTGAAGTCAATTGGAAAGAGTTGCATAGCGTAGCTGTTGTACTCTTCTTCTGTGATTTCTTGATAAGGCATTTGAGCGTAAACCTTATTGCCACTAGGCAAGAAAGATACGGTTTTTAGTTGTCCATCGTACATATGCAATACACGACCGACATCTTCTGATTCTTTTTCAGGATCAAAAGAAACGGTGACTGATACAGAGTTATCTGACCAGTAGCGTTGAGCAGTAGCAGCTAGAGCAATCTTTTCGTAAATAGATACATCTTTAGCAGAACGAACAGAGTTAGATTTGATAGGAAAGTACACGATTGATGATCCCTTAGTGTATACGCTTTCTTCTACACGATAGTTAGCCATTTTAAATAATGGCAACATTGGATCGTTATCTGCAAAGGTAATTAAACGCATTTGATAACGACCAGCAACGTCCCAGTGTACACCAGCAGATTCTCCTGCTAATAGAGATACAGTACCTGATGGCTTGATTGTAGTCATCTTGATAGACTCACGAATACCTAGCCACTCAGAATACTTTTTGTCATAGTCCAT